CGCGTTCGCTATAGATAACGGGGGGAGCGCTGAAAAGCGAGCCCTCTGGTATCCTACGGTCCTTACGGACCATAGATAATAGCGAGTCTTGAACATGCCACCAGGCATGTGATGTGATGACCTCTAAGGTCCTCACTCTCCTGCGAACAGGAACCTGCCAGACATGAGTATTCTTGTTAAATTTTACAAGAGGCTCATATCGAAGCAAGGTTCCGAAATCGTAGGTAGTATACTCTACTAATCCTTGGCAGTCCGGATTGTTTGTCAAAGACAAACGGCCGAATCGCTTTCGAACAGCGGAGTACAGGAACGCGGATGTATCACCATAGCCAGCCATACGAGATCTCTTAGCGAGATCGCAGACTGACTCGGCGTCTGAGAAGGAGACGATATCCCTTACCTTACTACGCAGGGGCGTAACATTGATGCCGTTGAAGGCATCCACGCCACAGGATTCTCGGAAGAATCCCTTTCGAAAGGTCTTACCAAAGTTCGGTATTAAGCCGGCTTGGATAAGGCCCTGCAATGCACCATCGTAGTATTCAGTAGGGAAGATAATATCATCTCCGAAGACATATACCTCAGTACAGTTAACACCGTACTTTGATAAAATGCCAGCACGAACCAAGCTCCAAAAAACCAAACTTTCCACGGGGAAAGTAAGGCAGTTTCCCATAGGGGCAAACATATGAAGCTCAACTAGACGTCCATCTAACAACTTGACATGACTAGCTCGCGAACAAGCTAGGATTCCCGATGTATAGGTACCAAAAAGGTACTTGAACAAAGAGAAGCCTATCCGGTCGCTAGCCTCCTTTAGATCTAAGGTACAGAACCTACGATCTGCGGAGCTTGATAAGGCTAGATTGCCGTTCACTGATTGATCACGGAAGTTAATCTTCCCTGAGGTCAGTGGGTGGCTTTCGATCGCCCTTTCTAAGCTATGTCGTTGGCCTTGCTGAATCCATATAGACTCACTAGGATGCACGCTGATAAGGCGTGGTCCACGGGAATCCTTTGGAACAGCAACCATCTTACAACTGATGGAATCAATTGCTCGACGATCAGATACTAAATCATTGTAACCACTTTCGTGGACACAGTTGAAATAGCGATCATAAGGATAATACTCCTCTATAGGAGTATAGATGTCGAAATTACCCTTCTCACAAGGCCTTCGAGGCGGAAAAACCGCACCGGGGCCATATGATGGGATAATATCAAACCAATCGATTCGTCCAATGACGTTACCGACTAGTCGTCGCGCTTCTCTAAACATTGGGCTAGGAACAGGAGTGTTGTCAAACACCTTATTCCAAAACCCAACGTCCAAATTAGCGCTCTCAAAAGCATTTTGTGCTTTTTCGAGTTGTTCTGTGGTTGGTTCATGCTCGGTTTTGTAACCAAAAACAAGGATAGTCCTTAGATAACGAAGAAGCGTTCCACAACGTTTGTTTGTGTGGAACTCGTCCCAGAGCGGCGCAAGCCACGCTGGAAAGATAGGGCAGGGTGCCCAGCCTTCTAAGTATCCAAGGACGTCTTTGTCTAGCTTAGGTCCTGAAAGCAGGACCCAGTTCATATCAAAGTCATCTGGGAGATCCAAGTGGACCCCCGATAACCGTGATACGTCGGCTAGCAGGCTCGAGTATGCTTTTAATATCATGCTCATATGAATATTCACTGACCTGATTTGGTTGAAGCAATCCAATTGAGGATGTCGTCCTATTACTAGGTTAGACTCTCGTTACTGTTGCTGGCTGACGAAAATTTCGTCACCCAGGTCCAGACCAGAGTCATCTTCCTGAATAGTGTGGATAACTCGCTCGAGAACCGCAAGGATCTCGGCAGAGCCAACCGCACTATCATGAAGCGACTGAAGCTTCAACGTTGCTCTCGCAACAGGCGCGATGCGCCCGTCGGAGAGGGCCTTGTAGTACTCAAAGATCAGAGCAGACTGAGTCCCCGGAAGTCCGGTAAGACTATCAGTAAACTTCTGATGTTTGATTTGCATCGTCTCCGGGAGGTTAACCCCCCGTGAGACTTCGCGGCGAAGCGATCCCGTTTTATCGGAATAGCTAAGCGTATACGACAAGGTACTGATCGTTAGATCATTGTTCATATGTAGGATAGGGCTCAATCGCCCCTGTTACTGGACTAATCTAGACCACTAACGCAGGTTCGCTACCTTTTGGTAGAGCAAGGCGGCCGTAAGGCTAGCTTGCTTTTTTCCGAACCGACCACTCACGCCAATTTTGTTATATGACGTGACTGGGTTTCTGGTGTATTGATTTGTCGTAACCGTGCACATCAAGCGACCCTGAGTAGTGGGGTTATACCCACTATTCAGGTAGCCTGACTCTGTGATCTGATACTTATCAGATACGCAGATGTCAACAATACGCTTGGAATTACCTGTTAAAAGGTTATCCAAAGTATTGGTGATATGGCGAAGGTCGAGGAACCAGTCTACAACAAACGAGAATGGGATTAACTCCCATACGAATGATGCAGGACCGGTAACCCCGAATCGAGACACAGCATAGTCCAGCCGCTTGAAGGCGGCCGAATCATAGTCTACGTCACGATACCCGCGCACAGTACATGTACGTCGATTCTTATCTCCGGAGAGCCTAGCTCTAAAACGGAGGGAGCCGACGTCCAAGTAACTAATGTCATGGCCACCTACTGGATCGATATACGAAAACGTATATCCGCACTGTCGGTGGACCGAGACAAGCGCTTTCTTCCGTTTGCGCAGATGTTTGTCCAGACCTGACTTAGTGTCACGAAGGACAGATTCCATCTTACGCATATCGGAGAACAACGGAGCGATACCGAACGAATACATCAGGTAAAGACCTGATGCTGCCTTACCTGCTCGACCAAACCGTGCAAGATTTCTCTTTACACGATCACGGCCGAGCGTCTTATATGCATTGGACAAGGTCTTCAGAAGACCGTCCCTGGATATAGGAATCATGACGCGATTGACGGTATTCTTAAGTTCATTAAGACTACTAATCAACTGGGGCGACTCAGTAATATTAAGAAGGTTATCAACCTCATTAACATTCATGAACGCATCCACGCAGTCACGTACTAAGGCATCGGTACCTCTATCCGGATTCAATCTGTAGGCACTTGCAGAAGGGCGACTAATCGAATGATTAGAGCCATTAGGCAAGATCCACTGATTCCAATCTGCACCGGCACCTTCGTATACATTAAAAACAGTTGCTGGGTTGCCGTAAGCGGTATCACCGCCTACGTCAGCCGAGAATACTTGTTTGTAATGATCTACGTGTTTAATACCTCTGCCCGGTGAAGGATCATCAACAATGACCTCCATCGATTCATAGGACTTAAACGACTGGCCGCCGCCGCTATGGGTTGAGCTAGCGCTCAACGATCCGTTGGTATACTGCTTATACTGTAATGGCACAACTGCCG